CTTTGCCAAAGGCTGCCCTGCATCTACCATCTCTTTGCGCAGAGCGTCGTATGTCTCTTTCTCCATAAGGCGCAGCGCACGCAGCGTCTCGTTGATGCCTGTCGTTTGTATGCCAAACTTCAAGCCTTCGCCCTGCACCTGCAGAACGCTTGCATCTACTTTGGATTGGCGAGAGCGCGGCATGGTCTGCCAATCGTATCTCTACCTGTGCTTACGTTGCGTCTGCTTCGCTCTGTGACGCAAATAAGCAATCATCGTGTTGATGACTGATTCTGGCTCGTGCAGTAGTTGGTGTGGTGCAACTCGGTACTCGTACGCAAGATGCACGAGCAGCCAAGTCGCTGAGTCGTCGCCTAACTTGCCAAAGGGTTCTCACCCGATTCACGCACCGTCACGTTGCTGACTGTGCGAATCCAATCGGGGTCAAACTTTGCTTTGGTCTTGTTGCTGTGCGTGAGTTGCGACCACGCCAACCATGCGAGGTCGGTGAGGCGCAAGTCCGTCTCGAAGCGTGCCACGCTGCGATTCCATGTGCGCTCAAAGGCAACGAAGTCCGCAAAGACTGCGTCAACGTCCTCTGACTCGCCCGTGTGGTACTCAACTTTCAATGCAAGACGCATTGCTGTCTCCTTTGTGTGTTAGTTGCTTACGACGTAGCCTTCGCCAACGAGCCGCCTTGAAACGAGAGCGAGGTGGTGCTGAGTTCACCAACGGCACCGTTGAGCGGTGTGTGGCTTGCGAGGTACGCACCCGTGATGGTGTACGACGGATTCGTGGCTGATACTGCGCCAGAGGTTGGCTTGAACACAAGCGTGGTGGTCGTGCCGACCAACGGATACACGGTGTCCTCAACTGCTGCCGAGGAGAAGTCTTGCTGCATTTCAACGTCGCATGTCACGTTGCCCAATCCGTCCGTGAACTTGCGCCATGAATCACCGAATGCTGTGACCTCAACGGCTTCCTTCTCGTAGTTGATGACAACTTGGGTTGCCTTCGCTGCCAAGTCAACGCTGTTGATGCTTACCGAAACATCGGTGAGAACGATTTGTGCCATGTCTTGTTAGTCCTTGTCTGCAGTTGATTGTTTGTAACTCTTGATTGGCTTGGCTGCGATTGGCTCTATGAAGCCGCCCTCTACGAGTGCAGCAACATTGAGTCCAGCAAGTTTCTCGCTGCTGATGGTATCACCCGAAACACCAAGCGACGTGTTGTTTGAGAGGATTCGGTAGGTAGTCATGTTTCTCCTAGGCGTGGACTTGACATTGCATTGAGATTTGTAAGAAGTCAGCGTCGCCTTGGGTAACGGCACCGATGCTGGCACCGTTGCTCAAGATGAGCGTGCCTACTACGCCACCCAAAGTTCTGTCGCCTTCTATCGCTGCTCTGACGCTGCTCGCGCCGGAGTAGGACAGGTAACTGTCTAGCAGGCTGTGTGCCGTGCGGTCTGTGTAGCGACCAACGATGACGGTGATGGTCCAATCCATAACCACGTCACCGCCTTGCATTGCACGGTGATAGGTGATTGCGTCAATGGTTGGGAATGCAATAGGTGGATTGAGTTGCTCTGGTTGGTAGGTGTAGGTGCGCAGCCCTGAGATTGTGCCAAGCCGTGTTGCAAGCCCTGTGGCAACTTGGTTGATGGTTGCTGGCATTACGCAACTGCCAGAAGGCGGTATTGGTTGAGCATGTCTCGTACGTCGGGGTCAACTGCACGGACTTGGATTGCCATGTCATTGAAGCCAACAATGCCGAGGGCTGCGTTGTAACGAGCGAATCCACGAATGGACAGGAGAATGCACGCCTCTCGCACATCATGCGGTACAGCGTTCCAACCCCACTCTGCAGTCACTTGCAGCAACGGCACGTCTGGGATTGCTTGTGTAGGGAATGTCTTGCCGCCAATGGCAACAATGCGTCGGTATGGAATGCCATTGAGTGATGCGTCAAGTGGTTCTAGTTGGTAATCCGTGCCTTGAACCCATGTGTCCTCAAAGGTGCCATCAGCATCATCATCGGTTTGTACCGTGACGCTGGTGTTGGCAATGTCATTTGTTGGCACGTTGTAATAGTCAAACGGGTACATCTTGATGGCTGTTTGTGCTGTCTTGTAGAACCAGCGTCCGCAGTATCCGTCAATGCGACGAGATGCGCCTTCAATGGCACGCTCTAGCAACGAGTCATCAACGCTGTCGGTCAAACGCAATGCCGCCTTGACCTCTGACAATGTGCAGTACCCGTTGGTGATGCTCATTCTTTGCTGCGCTTCTTTCGTGCCCGAGGCTTGATTGCACGCTCAGCCGTTGGTTCTATTGTGGCTGTCTCGGCAGCAACATACCCTGCATCACGCAAGGCAGCGTCAACGGCCTCAATGCGCTCAATCAGGTTGCGTGCAACGTATGCAGCACGCTCTACAAGCAATGCCTCAATCAGTTTGTTATTCACGTTGACCTCTTACGGGTGACGCAGCGAAGGGGAGAATGCTGCGCCACCCGTCAAGAGTCTAGGCGACGTTAGAAGGTGGGAGTGACCAACCCCGTGCCTGAAATGGCAGCCCATGCGTTGGGGTAGCGATTTGCGGAATACGCGGCATAGCCGTACACAATCATCGTCACGTCCAACTCGGCAGCCTTCGGCTGCTCAAAGCGCAGCATCATCGGCTCACCAGAACCGTCCTGCCATAGGTGCAGTTCTTGCGTGTTGCCCACGAACACCGTGTCCTGGTTCGTGCCAGCACCTTCTGCGATGGAGATGTTGGCATCGGTCAGCACGGGGAATCCAGCGATGCTGTAGCCCGAGTTGCCGTACACCACGCCACCATTGCCTTCTGCAAGGGCATTCCAAGGACCATTGGCAGACGGCACCGCCAGAGGACGGTTGCTGCTGTCAAGAGCCGCCAGAATCCAAGCCAAACGGCGTGGGTGCATGACGATGATGTTCGGACCAGCGAAGAAGGTCGTCTGCACCTTCTGCACAGCGTCCAACAACTTCGGATAGAACTCAGCCACCGTTGGTGATGCGTCGGTGTAAGTCACAGCCTGACCAGCCGAAGCGAGCAGTTCTGCGTTCACGTTGCTGTCCAACTTGGTATGCCATGCCGACACGAGGTCAGCCATGACCAATGAGTCAACATTGGTGCCACGCTCAATCGCTTGGCGTGACACGTTCTGCTGACCAGCAATCGTCACAACTGAGATGTCCAACTTGGTGTCGTCCATGTTGGTTTCCTGCACAGCCGAGCCTTCAGTCTGGTTGGCGACTGCGGTGCCTGTGGTGACCTTGCTGATGCTGATGGTCAAACCATCGGCAGGCAGTTGGTGCTTGCGTGCAACGTCAGCCAATGGGCGACCTGCACGGGCGTAAGGTGCTGCAAGTTCGGTGAGGTACTGCGGAACGACAAGACCAGCGAAGTTGCTGCTGGTCACGTCACGACGCTCAACCTTCTCCTCGTTCATGTGGCGTGCGAGACGCTCACGAGCCGAGAAATCATTGTTGAACTGCGCTGAGTACGCATCTGCGATGAAGGAGTGACCCGACTTCGCCGTGTAGGTGCGAGGCTCGGACTTGACGACTGCCACGCCGAGTTCTTTGCGTGTTTCTTTGGCGGCTGCGTTGCGAGCCTCAAGTTCTTCGTGCTTGGTGATTTGGTCATCAAGCGTCTTGGCAGCAGCAAGTGCTTCCGCAACCTTGGTGTCCTCATCAGCCGAGAGGTCACGTGCTTCTGCTTCGGCTGCGTCCACTACGGACTGCGCTTCGGCGAGGAGAGCGGAACGCTTCTCCTTGAGTTTGTCTGACATTGCCATGAGAGATGTTCTCCTGTTGTAGTTGCTTGGTTGGTTGTCCAAGTGTTCTAGTCAGTGACTTTGTCGGCTGATGAACGGCTTGTCTTGTGGCGTTGGATTGCTAACTGCGCCCGACGCAACGCCAGCGTCGGTGGTTTCACAGTAGCGGCATCCGTATCAACAGATGCAGCGTTCCTGAGTTGCACCATCGTCTGCTCATAGGCAGGGTAGGTGACAACGGATACGTCGTAGAGACGCACCTCTTTGAGTTCACGTGTGCGACGGTCATCTGACCATGCGTCTTTGACAGTCTCAAAGGCGAAACTCATCTGCGAAATGTCGCCACGACGCATCGCTGACAGCAGTTTGGCTGCATCTGGATTGGAGTCATCAAGGCTTGCCTCAATGCGAAGCCCTGTTTCGTCCTCTGCAAGGCGCAGCGTGCCCGACTTTGTGCGTGCCAACGGCACGCCTTCATGGTCAATCAACAGGCGAACATCAGCACCGTCGTTGATGGTCTTGGCAAATGCGCCACGACGCACAAACTCAGTCCATGGCAACGGTTCGCTTGGCGAGTCAAACACGGCTGCATAGCCAATCAGCGTCTTGCCATCGCCGTCAGCACGCATCTCAAGATTGCTGTACGCAACGCTGCGCTTCTCGCCATGCTGCACCACCCAATGATTCATCTGCAGCGGAGCCTCAACCTCAACAGACACGCTTGGTTCCTCAGACTCGGTTTCGCCATCTTCACTAGACGCGGCTTCCCATGCGTCGCACACCATGTCAGGGCTGCAACCAGCGTCATAGCGAGTGCAGTATTGACGTTCAGCGTCAAAGTACCTGCACGTGGCACATGATTGACCTTCGGTGTCTGCGAGGCGGTAGTTGTCTGGCAGTTCACGCAAGTCCGAAACGCCCAATTCAGGTCGCTCGTCAGTCTCCATGTCATCAGCCATGATGGTTGCCTCTCGTTCTTCGTCCAGTCGTGCCACCACGTTGTTGGCATGTTCCATTGCTCGCCGAGCGTCACTCTTGCTTGGACCGCTGCCCCATAACAGGTGAGCAACCAAGCCAGGAGTTATCTCGTCGCCCTGAACAGCGTCCAAGTCAACCAGATGACGTGCTATCCAAGGACCAATCTTGCGCCACTTCTCCTCTGTGACTGTGCCAGCAGCCATCTTGCGTGCGTCCTCAACTGTTTGTGGGCGTACACCATCACCTGACAAACCTTCTTCGTGCAGTTTGATGCCACGTCGTGCTGCTGCACGCATGTATTCAGGTGGGTCTAGGTTGACTTGACGCTGCTCACGTAGTTCGCCCATTGCCTCACCATCGGTATTGACTGCTGCCGCAACCATGTGGTCAATCGCATCTTGTTTGGTGGTGTGGCAGCCCATCATTTCATAAGTGCCATCAGCGTTCTCTTTGAGCATTGCCCAACCTGCGCAGTCGGATTCTTTGTCTGAGATGTAATAAGGCATTGTTAGTCAACGTCCGGAGTCATGATGCGTAGGTCCGCTGTACCAACTTGTGCCGTTACAACTGCATACATGGTTTGTTTGAGAGGCAGAAAGATTTGATGCGGTGCAGCGTGCTTCTCCAAAGGCATACCGTTGTCAGTCGTAACTGTGCCGTCACCAACGTAGATTGTTGCGCTGGTGACAATCTGCAGATAGATGTAACGGTTCTGGTCGTCAGGATTCACGACGAGAGTTGGTGTTGTTCCGACGGATACGACTGACGACTTCATGTTGGTCTCTCCTCATCTGTGCCGAGGTCGGGTAGGTCGGGTGTGCCTGCCATTGGTGCGCCGGGCAGGTTGAGTACGAACTTGTCGCCGCCTGTGTACGGCTCACGTCCTTCAACGTGACGTGCCTCGTTGGGTGTGAGCGTGCCACTTGCAATCTGCACCTGATGCGCACGAACACGGGTAGACAAGTCACCACGCATGAGTTCATCGGCGTTGAATCGCACCATCAAACCCATTGGCAACACCTCAGAAATGGCTCCCTCGAGTCGGCGCATGTATGGAAGGAGCGTGTGGCGAACAAAGTTGATACCTGCAGACTCAATGTTCTGGTACGTTTGCGATTCTCCGCCTGTGCCAAGTATGAGATACAGCGGAATGCGGTACGCACGAGCAATGTCACGCACAATGCTCTCTCGGTGCGCCATTGTGTCCATGTCTGATGCGCTCGCCTGCACGGGCTTCCACTTCAGTCCGCCTGCCAAGACTGCTGGCTTGCGTGTCTTGTAGTGCATGTCAGTCCATGTGTCACGCAAGATTTGTGCTTGGTCGGGCGTAAGTTGCTGCTCCGTCTCCAACACGCTTGATGGTGTTGCGCCATCGCCGTAGAAGGCAGCCAAGAAGCGGTTGATTGAAATGTCGGTGCCGATGATGTTGCGCAGAGCGTCAATGGGTGCAATGCCTCGCATGTGTCCAGGCAGTCGCAGCCAATCAACTTGCCTAATGGTTTCTCTGTCAAATGTTTCTTCGCTCTTGCCAACTTGGTAGGTGATGGTGCCGTCGTCATTGTGCTTCTGTTTGACGCTGAGCGGATTGAGGTTGCGCAACTCCAATGGCACGCCATTGCGGTCTGTCGGCGCATAGATGAAATCAACGCCATGAATAGCAAGTGTTGCTACGGCTTGATGCACGAAGTCAAACTGCAACTGTTCGTCGTTTGGTCGGCGCAGCCAATCAGGTGTTGGCAAGCGGCGCAGGCGGCCGTTGTCCTGCTCCTCAAATAGTTCAAGAGGCATTGTGGCAACCGAATCCGCGAGCAGCGTGATTGCAGACAGCATTGCAGCAGACGCAAAGACGTTGACTTCGTTGACGACCTCGCCTGTGTAGTTCTGGAATAGTGGGCGTGCAGTTATTTGGTACGGGTCAATGTTCGTCGGCAGAGCACGTTGCTCGTTCTTTACCCATCTCAGCGGCATAGCATCACCATACTTTCTCAATCGTAGGCAACACCGTGCTGGTTGCCCTGCGTGTTGCCCTGTCTAACGCCATGCACATTGCGATGGCAGCGTCAATCTTACGTCGTGACTTGCCTTTGGAGAGTCGCCAGCCGTTGTCAGTCATGCGTTGCGCAGCCGACAGCACTTGGTCAGTGAACATTGGCGACCCGTCATGCACTACCTTGCCCTGCACAATCAAGTCATAGGCGGTGCCGCATGCCGGAATCATGCGTTGGCTTGACTGTGGGAACTCAACCATTGGCAGCCCGTCGTCGTACAAGGCTTCTGCGCTGCGTTGAAAGAAGGCAGGGTCATAGGCGAACTCTTGGACATTGAGCGTGTCTCGCAGGTGGCGAAGATGTTGCTCAACCTCTGACACGTCCATTGCAGCCATGTCTGGGTGCCAAATGCGTGCATTGACAAAGATGCGCTCGTCCTCTTGCGGTTGCGCCACAACGATTGCAATGCTGTCGTGCTTCAACGCCATGTCAATGCCAACCCAACACGGCAAGTCTGGGTCAAGCGTTGCATCACCCAACAGACGTTCCCATGCGCCCACGGGCAGCCAACTCTCCTGCGTGCGCACCCATTGGTTCAGGCGGAATCTGCGAAATGCCATCTCGCTGGTTTGTTTCATGGCAACTTCCATGTCCTCAATGTCAAGCAGGCGTTGGGCAAGGTTGGGATTGGCACGTCGCCATTGCGACCTGTCGTCAATGCTGCAATCGCTCTTGCCTTCCCACCAATAGAAGCCGAACGTCTCGTCGTCTATGTCGCCTGCTGATACTGACTTGCCGTAGTTGTAAAGACGACCACAGAGCGTGTCCAAGTCAAAGCCTGCTGTCGTAATGCCAACCACCAACGGGTCTTGGCGTGCGCCAGAACCCAACGTGAGCGCATCCCAGAGGTCGTCGTTGGGCTGCACGTGCAACTCGTCAAAGATAACTAGCGACGGGTTGAGTCCTTGCTGCAGTTTGCCGTCGCTTGAGAGAACTCGGTACACCGCACCGAAGCGTGGCACCTCAATAGCGTCTCGGTACACCTTGCATTCCGACGACAGCATTGGTGACGCAAGAATCTGAGCCTTTGCCTCTCCGAACACGATTCGCCCTTGCTGCCTGTCACCTGCTGCCGAATACACCTCTGCACCTGGCTCGCCTGCAAACAGTCCATAGAGTGCCAACGCTGAACCCATGAGTGACTTGCCTTGTTTGCGAGGCAGTCCAATGAGCGCACGCCTGAATCGCAACTTGCCATCAGGTCTGCGTTCAAGCAACCCGTTCAGCAGCCATCGCTGCCACGTTGTGAACTGCAATGGTGCGCCAGCCATCACGCCTTTGGTGACTGTGAGCCATTGCTCAGCGAACTGTGCGACAAGTTCTCCGTCGCTGCTGCGCTCTGTGCGTGCAACGTGGTAGGTCGGTGCCCACGTCTTACTTGGTGCTAGAGCGTTTGGCTTGGACTTTGTCACGGAATGTTTGTAGTGCGTCTGTTGATGTGCTGCTGATGCCGAGACGTGCTCTGTCCGTAGGCGTGAAGCCTAACTGCGCAAGATTAGATGCAATCTGTTTCTCAAGCGCACGCAGCGCAGCACGCTCACGCCAATCAAGTCCAATCCTGAACATGCGGTCACGTAGCAACGTGCGTTCGTCGGTCTGCTCGCACACGAGCATCACCAACTCAACGTCCATGTCACGACGCAGCCAAGGCGAAGCCGATTCCCAAATCAAATGCCACAAGTGACCGCCTGCGCCTAAACCGCCATCAGGTTTCTTCATCAACGGGCGATGAGGTTCGGGGATTCCCACGTCATCAACAGTTGGCATGGGCACAACAGTCAACGACGGCAGTTTGCGACCACCAGGGTTGCCAATGCGTCGCTTCTGCTCAACAGGTTTCGGAGGTCGTCCAACAGCCATTCGCAATCAACGTATCAGATTGCCACAAACAAACCTGCTCACCCAATCCAGATAGTTTCGCTGGTGCATGCGC